TGTATCTCCAGTTTCTAAAACACCATTTCCAAAAAATGATTTAACTTTAAATGTCCAACCTGGATGGTTAATTGCAGTAAGACAATCATAATATTGATAATCAATACCATTTAAGTGTAGGCCCAGAACAAGGTGGCTTACATCTGTATTATTTTGTACAACTGGGCTGCTTGAATTTTCACAGGTATTTCCAATTGTAGTGAGGTCATTACAACCACATTTTTCTGAGTTAATAACTTCTACCACAAGATCTCCTGTAGTAAAATTAAAGTCAGTAATAGCAACATCGCACACTTGCGCCCATATGAGTGTTGACATAAAGAGGCACTTCAAAGATATGAAGGATTTTAACATTTTGATTCCTAAATTATTTATTGGTTTGGTGTTCTACGTTTAGAACTTATCGAGAGAGTGGTACTTGGAACTCAATCCAATCAATACCTGATACATCTTTGTTTGGAAAATAGAATTCCCAAGATTCAACACCTTCTACTTCTATGATTTTTCTGAATCCAGAAGGTATTTGTGCTCCACCTTTAACATATTGTGGTTCATTGTGAAATTCTACATATATAGTTACATTAACATCTTCCCACATTTTAGCGAGGTTTCTTTCAAATCGTTCCAATTCTTTCCAAGGACCTCTGTTTAATCCTTGATGTTGTAATGCACAATTCAAATATGAGAATGTAGCTTTTACCATATCCCTACTACAATTAAACGCTGCAGCAGGAGCCATATGCCCTTTATCGTATGGATTATCACTATAATCATACTTATCTGATGTTTTAACACCCTCATACTTACGGAAATCTAAACCTTCTCTACTAGCATCACCCATCGGGCATAGTACTTTATAATTTACTTGTAGTGGTTGTTCATATACTTCTGAGTACACAACTGTAAATATATCTGTTTTGATTCTGATTGGAGTATCACCTTGTCCAAATCCAAATAATGGTTGGAATGATAATAGTATTAGTAGTAATCGTAGATTGTTTTTCATAGGGTAGTTTTAATTAAAAAGCCCGAAACGTTAGCTTCAGGCCTATTAATATTTTTATAATTAATTTTAAGCTATTTTATATTCACCAATGTTATTTTCTGATTTGAATACTTTATAGTTGTACTTATCTAATAAACGTTTTCCGTTGTATAAATCAAATACCATATAAGAGAATTGAGAACCTATCCAATTTGTGAATCTACCTCTAAGTGTTGGTTTTTCAACAACACCCATTTTGTATCCCATATATTCTGTCCAAGGTTTGAATAACCATGCTGCCATTTTAGTATTGTTAGGATTTTTCTTCATATACTTAACAACACTTCTAGCCCACATCTGATATCCAATTACCAATTTAGGGTCTTTTTCGAACATCATCTCACCATATCTCTCATCTGCATCCCACATTTCTTCTGATAGGTAACCTTGTCTGTAAAGTTCATTACAAATAATCTTACTTCCACCTGCACTCATTCCACTAGTTCCAATATTTGGAGTTGTTGAATTATAAACAGATGGGTTATTACCAGCGTTTGTAATCGCAGTTAACGATGTTGGTACTTGGCTAGGTGATACTGAAACAGGTGATACTGAAACAGGTGATACATTTGTTGGTGGTGTAAATTTCGTTGGTGTAACTGCTGATTGTACAGCCGTTACGTTACCTTTAGTTGGGTTAACCGGTGAAGTAGGGGGTGTTGGTGGAGCTGGTGGTGGAGCTACTGGACTAGGTATTCCTAATACTGCTCTATATGTTTGTGATGCTGATGGGTTTATTGAATCCATCGTTCCAGCTAACCCAATATTACCTACGATATAATTAGCAGTAGCTTTTGATAATAGATATGAATCTTCAAATAATGAAACTCCTAAAAATCCACTAGTCTTATACATTGCTTCTGTTTGGTTGAATACTCTAGCTTGATACTCTGTAAATATGATTTGTCCGGGTGTTAACGATTGTTCACCACCTATTTGTGGTGCTGGTGCCGGAGTAGGCATTACAGGAGGTAAACTTGTCGGTGTTGCCGATTGTATTTGTGGTTGTACCTGTTGTATCGATTGAGCAGGTGCCGCTTGTTGTAGTTGCGGTTGTGCCTGTGCCTGTGCCTGTGCCATTTGTTGCATTACTGCTGGAGATGCTGCCATAATTGTTTTCCCTTAATCTTTTATTCTTTTATATAAATATGGAAATATTTTAAATTACACTAATTTTTAATAATCTTCTAACTCATCTGAATAATCACCCCATTGATTAGGTGCATCTGGTCCATATAAACCACCCATATCCATATCCATATCACTATCGGGATTAGTTTCACTTACCAATGATGTAGCCATTGAGATTATATTATCTACAAATGTTTTATGTGTTTGGTTATGATTATCTATTGAAATAGTATGTTTATCACCATCTAATGTTACTATAATGATAAACTCATCTTCAATAATTATATTTGATATTTCACTTTGCATTTAATTCCTTATTTTTACTGATTTTATTCTCTAAGAATTCCCTATCCCAAATATATGTACTACTACTTTCGGATGGCCATACTTCTTGCCAATAGTTTTCTTTTTCTTCTTTTTTAAATCTTTCTTTTAGAATCCACCATCCCAATGAAACTCTAAGAAACAACTTTTTGAACATAAATTACTCTTCCTCTGTTTTTAAAAATATATTATACGAATCAAACAGGATTCTTCCTGCCATTTTACTCAAATTTGTTAAATCTGTTTTAAAGAACTCATTCTTCTTAACAAACTTAATTTCATCATGTTCAAGTAGTTTCGCTTTCCCACCCAATAACCTTACTAGCATTGGAGTAAATTCTATATTTTCTTCTTCGAGGGTTCTAAGTTCGTGAAAAGGATAGATATCAATATCTAACTCTTCTTTGAACTCCCTAATAATTGTTTCATCAATTGTTTCTCCTTCTTCCATCTTACCACCAGGAAATTCCCATTTACCTGGTTGATGTTCGTTGGTTAACTTTCTTTTACCAATTAAAACCTTGTCATTCCATATCAGAATTCCGCAAACTACTTTCATCACTCATCATATCAACTAACCGTTCCCAAATAAGTATGGTCATTTGGGGGTTTTTATTTAAAGGAACTAAAATACGTGCATATTGAAATGCGCTCGTTTGCGTTACAGCTTTTGTATTATCAAATATTGTATCTTCAAACATCAGATTAAGCACGTTCTTCTTCTCTTTCAAATAATTTATTTATTACATTTTTACCAACACCAAAATGTGCTAGTAGGATACTCATACCCTTTCTATTAACAAAATCAGGTCTTACACCTGCTGCTAATTCCTGAAATTCGGGAGTTTTAATTGGGGTTGTCATATAAACCCATTTCCATCCACCTTCGGATACTACCATCCAAGATTCATTCTTCTCTATTGAGTAAGTAATTTCCTTACCCCACTTCATAATACTACTTTTCATTGTACTGCTTTTAATAAGTATTGTTTATATTTTAACGTTTATACAAACTTAGTTTGTTTATTTATACAAATATACGAAAGATTTATTTAATATCCAAATCTATTCCTATTTTTACTTTTTGTTCATCAGTTAAATCTTCAACATCTATAGGTCTACCCAAATGATTGGATAATGTACTTAACACTTGCTTTCTCTGAAGTGTTGTTCCATATTTCCAAACATAGGCTATTTTATTTTTATAATCTTCTATTTTAGTTTTTAAATTTTCAACTGATGAATTCATTAATTCCAAATCATCTTCACTATAATCAATTTCAATCTTATTATCAACAGCTAAATCAATTACACCTAACAAATCGTTAGATTTGTAACGTTTATTTAATTCCTTAAATTCTTCTTCATCACCACCCTTATCAGGATGTAATTTCTTTGCTGTCTTTTTATATATATCTTTTACACTTTCATCTGTATGTACCGATTTAGTCTTAGTATCTTTATTTTCAGGTATTTGTGTTTTACCATCATCTTTAATAATATCACTAAACTCACTTTCAAACTCAATTGTCAACTCTGCTTGTTGGTCTTTGAGTTCACCCAGTTCTAAATTTAAGTATCTATACTGATATACTAATTTTTTAAGATTTACTTTCATCGACCTCGGGCTCCATTACTACCATACATTCAGTAGTAAGTAGTGTACCCGCAACAGAAACTGCTTTTTCAATTGCCGTTCTAGTTACTTTTGTAGGGTCTACAACTCCCGCTTCAATCAAATCACCAAACTCTTCAGTTCTAACATCATAACCTACATTTGAGTTATTTGCTAGTGGTGAGTTTAGTTTTTCAATTAATGAATCTGCTGAAATACCTGCATTTTCAATAATTGCTCTGAATGGTGATTCACATGCTGAATACACAATATCTACACCAATACCTCTATCGGTTGATAATCCACTAGGTCTATCGGTTTGGTTCTTAGAATGAATCAGTGCAACTCCACCACCGGGAACAATACCTTCTTCTAATGCTGCTTTTGTTGATAAGATAGCATCATCTACTCTATCTTTCTTCTCTTTCAATTCAACCTCAGATTCTGCTCCTACTTTGATAACTGCTACACCACCACTTAGTTTTGCTAATCGGTTTTCTAATTTTTCCTTTTCGAAATCAGATTCAACCTTTAGTTTTTCAGTTTTGATTAAACCAATTCTACTATGAATATTTTCTTCAGTTCCATGTCCACCAATGATAGCTGTTTTCAATTTATCTGATACTACTTTATCACAAGTTCCAAAATGCTCTTCTGATACTTCTTCCAATGTAACACCCAATTCATCACCAACAACAGTTGCTCCAGTCAGAGCTGCTATATCTTTTAGAATCTCTTTTCTTTCAGAACCAAAGCCAGGAGCTTTTACTGCTAAACATTTTAGAGTTCCTCTAGCTGCGTTCACAACCATACTTGCCAATGCCTCACCATCTACATCATGAGCGATGATTACGATTGGTTTGTTGTTCATAGATGATGATTCTAAGATTCCTAAGATATCATCCATTTGTGAAATCCTACCATCAAACAATAGAATGTTAGGTTCTTCTAAGATACTAGCCAATTTAGATTGATTATTCATAAAGAAGTGAGATAGGTATCCTTTATCAAATTCTAATCCTTCTACAATCTCTAATGAAGTTTCATTTGAGTTTCCTTCTTCTACAGTTACAACACCATCGTTACCTACCTGATGAATTGCTTCTGAAATAATACCACCGATTTCTTCATCTCCGTTTGCTGAGATTGTAGCGATGTTCTTAATTGCTTCATTTGATTTAATATCTTTAGATACTACTTCAATAAGATTCTTAACAATTTCTTTTACACCAATCTGCATACCTCTGTATAGTTCGATTGGATTAGAACCATTCTCAACCTGCTTCATACCTTCATTAAAGATATGTTGAGCTAATACTGTAGATGTGGTTGTTCCATCACCTGCGTTATCAGCAGTTTGTTGAGATGCCTCTTTTATAATCTGTGCTCCCAAATTCATTGATGAATCTGAAAACTCTATAGATTTTGCTACAGTTACACCATCTTTTGTAATGTGAGGTGCTCCATCTCTTTCGATGATTACATTTCTACCTCTCGGTCCCAATGTAACTTTAACTGCATTTGCTAATTCATTTACACCTTTAAGTAGCTTCTCTCTACTTTCTTTTCCGTGATATATTTCTTTACCCATAACTTTTTATCCGTTTACTTTTTGATTTACTGATTCTAAGATTAATTTACACTTTTCTAATACAGGAGATACTACTGGTACATCCGATACTTTGATATTTGATTGTTGTACTAATGTATATAAAATATTTATATCATTTGCATCTAAGTGTGGAAGTGTTTCTTCTACTTTCGGTTTTTCTACTTTTTCTTTCATAACTTATTCTTCTTTTTTATTTGATTTAATAGTTGCTTTTGCTTTCTGAATTTGTTCTACTCTCCATTGTGGTTGCCCACCTCTTAGATTACCTTTTAAATTGTGGAAACAATTATAACATAGGAATCTAAGGTTCTCTATAATATGGTCTTTCCAATTATCATTAATATGGTCTAATATCAATGGTACTTTATCATCTGTAATACGTTTCTCATCATACCCACAATTATGACAACAAGGTTTAAAATCAACCTTATCTGAATTATTCAATAATCTGTTCTTTAACTGATGTACTGAATATTGTGGATACTTACCTTCTAATATATCTTTAAGTGCGTATTTACCCTTTGTGATATTGTATGGTTTCTTAACACCCTTACCTCTTTTGTTCTTTTGTAAATCCCAAAGATGTTTACCACTTTCAGAATCAATGTATCTTTTTGAATACTTCTCATATGTTGTAAGTGATATATTAAGGAATCTAGCAGCACCACTATTGGATTTGGAGTTCTTCATCGCATACCGAATCTGAGCTTCAGTTAAGTTGAGAGGTTCTCTTCCCCTTCCCAACACAAATCCGTTTGGCATTACATCACCTTTTTTCATTTATTATCTATTTTTTGTTTGATACTTTTGATATCAGACGTACTAAATAACCACTTCATTACCAATATGATAAAGAACGTTTCTGTGAATGTTAGATGTGGTAAATTGAATTTGGGGGATATAATACAATTCCACATCCAATAGAATGGTGAAGTAAATATTAATACCCACAATATTAGGACTACTATGAATCCAAATAATGCCCAAAACACTGTTTTTAAATCTTTCATAACTATTTCATTTATATATAAGTATTAAACTTTATATTTAAAATACAAACTTTCCAAAAATTGGAAGTCTTTTTTTGATAATAGGTAATTTCCAGCTGAATATTTCTGTTCTAACTGATAAAATCTCTTTCTATCTCTCCATTGTGGTATCCCTTTTAGATTACCACTACTATAGATTGTATTCTTTATTACTTTCAACAAAACTAATTGTTGATTCCAAACACTATTATATACATCGTTTACACTTTTCATTCTACATCATCTAAACTTACACCATTCTCATTCATCAGTTCATTAAGTTTTTCTCTAACCTCAACATATGCGTTATACTTATCCTCACTATACTCTTCATCAGGCATATATTTGTATTGACTTCTCAACCATTGGTCCATCTCCCAACAAACATGCCACCAATCAGAACCTTTGGTTGCTAGTTTGAACTCTTGGTTATCTTCTGGTAAATTAAATTCTAAGATTGCTTTCATTTCATTTCCAAAATAACTGTACTGATATTAACATTAATGCCAATCCTAGTGATATGGTTGTTTTAACACTAATACCTTCATTAAAGAAGTATCCCGTAAATATAGCGTAAACTACCATACCTACTCCAAATCCTATGAATCTACCTGGCCATAGTAACCCATCAAACCCATCTACTGCGTGTCTTGTTCCCCACAAATATAAGAATGATATTGGAATACCACATAATGCTAGTACCCACTCATTATTTTTAAACCAATCCCATTTGAATTGTCCATTGAGTTGAAACCATACAGCTATGTGAGCAATAAAGAACCACATCAAACTTATTAATATAGATTTACTATTCATCCTTTGTATCTTCTTTTATGTTTTTCTTTTCGTATGCTTTTGGTGATGGCATACCTGAATAATGATACCACTTCTGATATTCATATTCATCATCTGAATGTTGGGATTCTGGATGTAATACATCATTCCCCTTCTCCATTTCTGCTTCTATGTATTGTTTTGTTTTACTCATAATATACTAATATACAAAATTAATTTGGATTTACCAAAAGTTTTTATCAGTTTCTCCATTAATAAATGCTTTTTGTTTTTCGAATGCTTGTTTTAACTCCGATTTCACAACCTTCTTCTTAACCACTTTCTTCTTAGCAACCTTCCTCTTAGTTGGTTTCTTCTTAATAACCTTCTTAGGTGGCTTAGGAGTTGGTTCTTGTGGTGGTGGTCTATTAGGTATCGGAATACCAAAGTATTTTTTGTTGTACGAATCAATCAAACCCTGTCCACCCATTCCCATAACTATGATATTAGTATCTTCGGGAAGATATTTCTTTGAACGAGCATTGTTTACTTTATCAATGTGGTCATCAAAGATATCCATCTTAGGTTTTCTACAACGTTTGGGGATATGCACTACTATTGTTTTCATACCATCCTTCATAATCTAAAATTCTATGTTTTCGGATTCCAATGCCATTTCTTTATCAAATTCAGAACCATCTGATAAATTTTGTAATTGCATCATATCGATGTACTCATCGGTTGTTATGTAACCACCATTTACACCTACCCATAAGGATAGTGCTAATTCGTTATATGCATATAGTGCACTTTTTAGAAACGTTTTAATCATTTTTTATTATTTTAATTATTATTTAGGAACAATTCTTTTAAATCTTCTATAGTGTGAGTAACTCCGTATTGTAGTAGTTCACCACCGAACTCACCAGCACCATTAGCCGTTCTATCATCTATAAGATAATCACCAACGTTTAAGTGTTTGTTGTGAGATAGAATCAATCTCTTATATGCTTTTGGAAGGTATTTCTGTATCCATTCTACTTTATCAGATGATGCCGATGGGTTTTCCCAAGGTGCTGTAGATAATACATAACAATCATATCTTTCATCTGAACTCATTACATTAAATAGAGAAATCATTTCGGTATTTGGTTTCATAGTTCCGAAGATACCTGGAACCTCATCATATCTACCTTTGTATTCTATTACATCATGTAAATCTAATTGGTCAATTCCACTTTGGAAATTAACCAACACTCCATCCATATCGAAGTAAACTATTTTTTTCTTTGTATTCATAACGTTTTTAAAGGGTTAAACACTCACTCATTACAGTACTAATATACGACTTTTTTTTGAATTTACCAAATTTTAATGTTAAGAAATTGTTAAATCTTTCCTTTATGCTTTTCTTTTCGGTTATAATGCTTCTTTGATTTATGCACATTTCCCCTCATAGCAGCCCATATCTCTTGCATTGAGAACTGAGTAAGCTTTAGAGCTTTCTTATCCTTTTTGTCTATATGTTCTTTCTTATCACTCATTTACTATGTAAATATACGAAAAAAGCTTGGAATATCCAAGCTTTTATTGATTTATTTTAAAAAGTTATTAACAATTATATGTAAATGGGTATAATACAGCCATCTGGTGCTAAATTATACCCATTTACATATAATTGTTAATTTAATATACCTTTTCCCAATATAAGAGGTGAACCATCTTTATGAATTAGGATATGAAAACAACTATCCATTTCTTTAATAATTAGTTCTTTATTTTTATACGTTTTATAATTTGTATAAACGTAAGTAACTACTTTATCATAACGTGCTTTATCTTCCATTATTAACTCCAGATTGCTCCTGCAACTGATTGTACTAATGCATCTTCTGAAGATACATTTGTTGCCACTCCACCATCTACTACATATCTATTAATGTATCTTCTGGTTTGTTGTGAAATTGGTAATGTGTCATCTTCAGTATCATCCAATGTGATTTGTTCCATAACCATCAATTGAGGATGTGCCGTATTTGTATCGGATGAAGCTGATGCGTCTCCTGGTGGAAGTGCTGTTACATTTATAAATGTTGTTGTTTTTTCTATTGCCATAATATTCCTTTTAAATTTTAATATAAATATACGAATTTATTTGTAAAACACCAAATTAATTCCCACCTCTTTTTGGTGTTGTTGGTTTTATAATGCGTGGAGTTGAACTCCTATTAATTACAGGTCTATTATTAACTCTTGGTTTCACATTATTAGGTCTGGTAGTTGGATTCGAATTAATAAATCCTGAAGGATATAGTGTTCTGATACCATTGTTGGGTTTTGTATTAGTTCTAATTCTTACATTATTATTAGTAGTAGTTCTAACTCTTCTGTTATTGATTACTTCATTACTAATTGAACCTCTTCTACCATTAACACTTACTGTATTAGTTCTATTTCTATTTTGCCATGCGAATGTGTTCATTCGGGTTCTCCAATACCAACTATTACCATAGTATCCATTATACCCCCAACCATGATTATTCCAACCATAGTGGATTCCATAACCCCATCTATCATATCCAAATGGTGACCATCTATGTGGTGAACCCCAAGAATTCCAACCATTAAATCCCCATAACCAATCATCCCACATTTGAGTATAATCCATTGGGCTATATGGATTCCAATAGTTGTATCTGTTAAATCTGTAAGGGGATATTCGATTACTCCATTGCCACGTCAATGGTTGTCTCTTCGCAAATTGAGCGAAATCATATCTAAATTTGAAATCAGTTCTGAGTAATCTTTGGAGTTCGAACTCGTTTTCTATTGTGTTTGTAGTGTACCCATAGATTGGGTCTACTGATGTGATTGGTTTGTATGTTGTACACCCAATTAGTAATACTGATAATACAAGTAATACCTTTTTCATATCTTTTGTGTTTCTATTTTAACTTCTTTATAACTCCGTAGAAATCTACGTTAAATCCAAATCCAGCTCCATCATAATTATGGTCAATGTTGATTGGGATGTTTAATTGCTTTTCGATTACTTGTTTGATTGCTTCTTGAATTGGTCTACTACCATTCTTTGTAAGTGGGTGTAGAACATCTAAATCCTTAGAAGTTTTAGCCAATGTAATTATATCAGTATATCTACTTGTAGATGTTTGAAATACTACAGTATGTTTACTTCCCTCATGTTTGAATGTTACTTTCATATCTACCCTAGTTTATGTAATGTGTTAGTTCGTATTTACCACTATCCATACCATATAATGATATAGCTAATCCTTTTCTCTGAGGTTTGCCTTTTTTAAGTAATCCAATTTGGAATGAATGTGTTTTACCAACACCTGGTCTTAATCTGTTATATTTACCACCCATAGTGATTTGAGAGTTCCAGTCATCTTCATCAATATCAAACCCTTTTTTCTCAGCTGCGTTCTTAGCGAACTCAACTGCTTCACCTGCTGTTTTAAAGTAATCGTTGTTACCTTCTCCAAGTTGTTGAGATAAATCAATTGTTTTTGGAGCGTTATTCAATATCCACTTCTTTAAGATTTCCTTCCAAGCTGCTTCAGGTTGTACCCCACCACCTTGCTTTTTGATTGGTAGTGATGTGAATCCTTTAACTACAATCTGTGCATCTTTAAGTTTATTTTTCTGATTTGGTTGTACCATAATTGGCTTTCCATTGGAATCTACATAAGGAACTGTTTCTGCTCTTTTGTTTAGGATAACATCAATTCTACCATTTAATCCTTTTGGTAATATCTTAGTCATAATTTCCCACATAGTTTTACCAGCACCTTCATGCGTTTGTAATAGAATATCCTCAGGAACCATTCTATCTCTTTCCTTATTTGCTTTAATTGCAACGTGGAAGTTAGCAAGTACCCAAATAAGGTGAATGTTTTTAACATCATAGCCTGCATTTACCATTGGTTTGATTACTTCTGTGATTGATGATACTTTCTTAGCCGTAATATCAAACAATAGGTTTGGTAACGTTTCTTTGTTATCCTTACCACTCAACATTGAGATTACCCATTTATCTTTCAATCCCATAGAATCTACGATATAATGTAACGATGCTACATTATTAGGATTCCTTAAATCTTTTGAGATATCTGAAATAGATAATCCCTTACCTAACATAAATTCTTCAATATGAGCTTTTGGTGATAACCCACCATCTTTACCTGGCTTATCTGATAATTTCTTACCATACTTTTTATACCACTTATCAACTGAGAATTTACCTAATTGGTCTAACTTACCAACTGATTTCTTCATCTCATCAACATCTCTTACCTTGAATCCTGCAGAATCAATAAAGTTATCAATTGCGAATCCTTTACCACTACCAGCTCCACCTGCCATAAACACTATCTGTCCATAAGGTGCTCTGTTTGAGAATGTGATTAGTTTTTCATCAATTTGTTCTTCGGTTAATGGATTCATATTTTTATCAGTAATGATATATGCTGTCATCTGTCCACCCATAGAACCACCCCTTTGGAGTTTCTCTACTTCTTTTTGAGCATCTTTGTATGATTTAAACTCTGTTGGTTTATCACTAGTTTTTTGCTTTTTTATATCGTACTTTCTAATTAATGCTTTACCCTGCCCTCTACCTAAGTTACGAGTAATGTAGTATTTACCTTCGTTTACTGATTCATCAATTTCAAATTTAGAGTATTTGTTTAAATCATTTAAACTTTTTAATTCAACTCTTTTACCTTTTGAATCTAATCCATAAATAGTAGCAGTATATTTACCCATTCCATCAGAACGTTTACCTTTTAATTTTTGTTTTAATTCAGCACCAGCTCTTCGTTTGTTGATAGATGAATCAAATTCGTTTATTGATTCTAATACTTTAGAGTTTTTATCAATATCTTTTATTACATCTGTTTTTTGTTTAATCTGAATTCCTCTAAATGTAGATTTTTTGAAGTATCTTAGATTTTTAGTTTCATATTGTTCTAAAGATTTATGGTCTGCGAATAAACCACCAGCTATGTTATACAGAATAGTTCCTTTAGGTAATGTTACTATGTAAATACCAATCGTTACATTCTTAATATCTTTTTTTAATTGATACTTTCTATTATCTAATCGAAGAACACCACCACTCATAGTACCTGAATTTGGTACGAATGTTGCTTCTTTCTTCAATCTACTTTTCTCAGCTCTACCTCTGTTCTTAGATTCATCTTCGAACCCAACAATCTTACCACCTTTGTGAGATGCATCTTTACCATCACCATTACCATAAGTACCTTTATCTCTATTGTACTTATTTAGTTCTGCTCTATACTTCTTTGCTTTCTCAGATTTTCCGTACTTTGCGTATTCTTTTTTGTAATCTCTTTTAGCTGATTCTTCTATATGTTCATCGGTTGTTACTGATAGATATATATCTTCTAACCACTTTAGGGTATCTTTACTCTTAGGTAAATTATCAAATTCTTTATAAACAGTTTTAATAAATGATTTTAAATCCCTAGCTTCTCTAGCTAACAAATCTAATTCACTCATTGCACTTTCTTCAACAGGTTTAGCATCGTTGAATGCTTGGTCTAATTGAGTATCTTCACTTATCATACCATTGATAGTAGTTTTTATTGTTTTTTGTAAAAATTCTTTTAAATTCATTACTTACCCTTTGATTTATTAATAGCATCAGGATATGGGAACTTAACGTTAAGATAATCCTGGCGTTTAGAACAACCACAATCTGCCTTACCCAACCTATGAGCAATCTTTTCAGCAAGCACATCCAACTTAGTAGCTGATGTAACTTTCTTTATAGTGTCTCCTAAACCTTTTGACTTTTCCATATTAACCTTCTATTCTTAAACGTAAACCTTCTTTTACTAATACTTTGTAAATTCCTTTTATTAACACTTCATCATCAGATTCCTTCACCAAACACTCCCCAGTGTTGTGAATTAAATCAGCGATAGATAACCCTTGCATATAAGGATAGTTTAAATATCGTTGAATACATCTAACGACGTGTTCAAAAGAATTCACATCATCATTTAGTATAAATAGTTTCATATATTAAAAACTGATTCTAATTTTGTTATAGTTGGTACTAACTCATCCAACTCACATATTTCTGCTTTTAAAGGCCTTCCATTTACATCCATAACGTAAACTATCCAACCTTTAACTGATTCCACTTCCTGTGAAATTTGTTTTACTAAAATTTCCATTCATATTCTCCGTACTATTTTTTTGTAATTTTAAGATAATCGCACATTTCTCATAATGTTCAATTTCTGTAAAATAATCTAAAAGGAGTTTCAGAAATGATTTTTTCATTTCTAAATTGAATTCAGACCCCCACTCAAAATTCTTTTTGGTGAGTATATTATATGCCTGTTCCATTACTTCTTTTTCGTAGTTCATTGGTTATAAATATGTAATTAATATTAGTGAATTAGTTTATTTACATATTTTTGTATTTCTACATCAATATGCTCTTTAACTAAGTGAGTTTTTATCCTTACATCAGGGTATTTTGATTTAAGTTTATCTACTGCTCTGATGTTCTTAGATGAATCATCCATAAATGCAATATCAGTATATCCTTTTTTGATATGTTTCTCAATCCAATCAGATTTATCTTTTGGATTATTACTTCCTAACGCCACTACATACACATCCATACCAAATTCATCTTTGAAGAACTTTGTAACAGGAAATGCAAGTTTTCGTGCGGTAAGTATCGTAACTTTTTTGTTAGGATTATCCAACATTTTTTGTAGGAGTTTAAAGTTCTTTTGGATTAACTTCGGGTTATTCAACATTTTGTTGAAATCTCTAAAATCAAACACATCGGTTGTTTTAGAATTATATTTTGCATATTGAGCTGGGTCTAACTTACTCTCAGAACCATCTTTGTGTTTTACATAGATGAATGCAGTTGATTTGGCAAGTGTATCATCAAAATCAAAAACTCTGAGTATTCTACCTTGCGGTGCTTCGTTTAGTATCTCTGATTCTGTTTTAAATACTTTGTTTATAAAATCTATCTTCTTCATAATACCCTAATATACGATAATTAATTGAATTATCCAAATAAAAAGTGTTAAAGTTTGTTAAATTAATATTTTTCTCATATCTCAACCTTCTGATTCTGAGTTTTGAAATCTTTCTTTCTCATCACAGTTTTAGCTATCACTTTGTTAGCTTGTTTCATAAAAGGTATATTGATATCGGTTCTATCATCTACTGCTACAACCTGATTGTATTTATCTAAGAAATCTAAGAATGTTTTCTTTTTCTTAGCTAATCGTTTAAAGAATCCAATTAGTTCTGCTTTAGATATTTCTTTTTTGTTTCTTGGGTCGTTTAATCTATCAAAGAAATGTTTATCTGTAAGTACAACATCTACTGGATTGAGTTTCTTATCAGCGAATGTATCTATTTGTTTTAAATCACCCATTGGGATTTCATTGATTGTAGATTCTGTTACTTTAGAATACTGAGAACTATTACTAGGTCTACCATTACCATCTGATTTTATTGGTGGAAGTCCTGCTGTTTTTTCATTATCAGTAGAAGGTGTTGCGTGGGTTTCTTGAGCTTCGTTATCATTACCACACTTATGGCAAATGTATAAATCATCACCACCATCTTCTACTCTCCAAGACCAACCACAATTACCACACTCAATTTTAGCTCCAATTGAAGTTTCATCTAACTTAGGAAGTATTCTGAATTTCATTAATGGCTTGTTGTTAATGGTAATATCACCTTTTTCGTTCTTACCGATTGATTTAACAACGATTCTTTTGTTTTTGAACTTACCACCTAACACAGTATCACCTACGTTAATTGGTACGTTTATATCTTCGTTCAACGATTTAGCTATAGATTGGTATAACTTAATCGCATTAACTTTATTTAATTGTATAATGTAGACTGGTAACTTAACATCTTTACCAAATTTGTAAATACCAGCCGCCCATCGATGATGCCCATCTACTATGTAATTATCCTTAGATACGATTAAAGGTTTCATATCTGTTGGTTTATCATATTTTGCAGCTATACCCTTTACTTTTTTAGGTATGAGTTCTACTTGAGATTCTTTTAACTTTGTAGCAAGTATCCTAGTCTTTGTTACCTTTACTTTAGATTTGACCATATCAATAGCCTTACTCAATTTTTGAGTATTAACCTGTGGCATATCTTTTCTATTGTATAACGGCATATTCCTATTCGTATTTCTGTTAGTTATAAATCACTATTAGATTTTCTTCTGTAAGATTTAGTTTCATTTAACCCAATCATCAATATCTATTTTTTAGATATCATCGAGTTTTCTGAATCATTAACTTCTTCAAGGGATTCTATGACCCTTGCTATCTCTTCACGTACTATTGTTCTAATCTTGCTTTTACTACTCTCAGTAATATTCTTATTACCATACTTCTTTTCAAGAAGATTAACTAATTTTTCTATTTGCTTCATTATAATCCTCTTTGTTTAAACACAGCTGCTTGAGCTGCTCTATCTCTTCTGAGTTGTTCCATTTTGAATTGACGTAACCCCTCATTCATATCCTTTTCGTATAGGGATTTGTTCTGAGGATTACGAATCCAATCTTTCCAACCGTATTGTCTTATATTGTTCATACGATTATAAATATGTAATTATTTGGAATAAAGGTTATTTAGAGCGTTTTCCTTTGTGAGAATCGATTCTATCTAAGATTTCGTTTAGAAGTTCGTTCTTAATGAACCCCGCCATTGATGCGTTTTTGAGAGCTGATATCATTTGGAAAACCATAAAGGGAGCTAAGATTGTTTCTGATAACCAAGATGTACCATCAAATCCTAATTCTATAGATAATACTACAGTTAGGATTAATTCCCAAGCGAATATGTTTTTTAGAACTTTAAGAGCTTTGTAGGTTTTAAACCCCTCTCTTTTCATACCACCAAGAATACCAAAGAAACCATCTAATGTTAATACTAAGAGAACTGCCATATATTGTTCTGAGTTCCCCATCGTTAAATCCATAAGATAGGTTGTTATGAAAGTACATACCGATGTCAATCCTAACCCCGCCATTAATGGAGTGCTTTTTAGTAATATCATTTTTTCTTCCGCTATAATCATTTTATGATTTCTAATAAATTGTTATTTCTTCGCGAATTTCTCAATCCCTGCGATACCGAAACATCCTAATGTAATCCACACAAATGAATTATATATGAATTCGTTAATTACTAAGTCTTTTCCGAAGTAACCAGTTGTTAAATCTACTACTGCGAATATAGTCATTACTGCAAACGACATAAACCCTATTACATTCTTTTCATTGATATCATTATTATCTTTAAATATATTACCAAATGCCATAATTTTTCTCCAAATCCATTTCATATCCGTAACTCCTTTGTTTGTTTATTATAAGTATAGTGAATATTAGAATCCACTCATAATTATCTCATCTATTTTTTCCTGTACTTCTTCTCTAGTAGCTGCCATTTGGAAACTAATATTTGCCTGATATCGCTTCTTCTCTTCATCGTACTGAAGTATTAATATTGTAGGTACAACTACTATTTTCCACTTCTGTTGAAGTTTAGGTTTCGTAGCTATATCGATGAATTCTATCTCAACATCTTCTAACTCTTCAATCCATTTGACATCATTAGTACTATTCCAACCAGCGTTGAAATGCATTACTACTACCTGTGCGCATAATAAATTGGTTAATAGTAGAAATGTGGTTACAAATAAAAACTTTTTCATATAAACCCCTTATCTAAGTTTGTCTATTTTTTCTTCTAATCGTTTGAAATCTTCTTTCAACTCTTTCACATCCTCTTGAGTAGTCATAATCGTTTGTCTAATCAATTGGTCTTTCATATCATATTCCATACGAGTAACATCTGGTGGTAGTGGTGCAGGAAGTTCTTTTGCTTCCTCTATATCAGCTTGTAATGCAAACCACATACCTATTACAGTCGCAATCCCCACTAAAACCAATCCCAGTGTTTTAAGGTCTAATGTAATTTTAGTTTCTTCGTTTAATTCTTTTGCCATCTTCTTTACCCTTATAATATAATAAAGTTTATACCCATTGAGAAATCGTACCAACTACGATTCCAATACTTATGGTACTTTCCTTCTGTAAATATTCCTAATGATTTTGTAAATCTATATCCAAATATTAAACCACCTGAATAATCTACCCAATTACCACCATTATATTTGTGGTAACTGTATTGTTTGTTACTTTTTATATGGTATGGCATTACATTTGCCCAAGAATGTAACCAAAAATCTTTAGTATATTTATAATAATCAAAACCCATTACAATTGAATACTCAAATTGTTGTGGAAGTAATGCTTTTTCTCTATCTACATAATCTGATAAGATTTGTGGAATTACAACTTGCTCCCATATATCTGTTGAATTTGCTACTACATTACCATTTGGGTCTAAATATTGATAATTATCTACATCACTAAAATCTACACCATAACCCATCTCTTCAATTGCTAAGTTAGTAAAATGTATATCACCTGTTTGTAATATCCATTCTGCTAATGGGTCAAACCCATAAGGTTGTGATAATCGTTGAGCTGCTCCAATATTTACTGAGAACTTTCTATTGAATTTGTGTCTGTATCTCTGAGATGCTTCAAAGTAATTGATATCTGCAAATTGGTCTGCTAAGTACTCTACTTTTAAAACATACTTATCAGCAATATATCTTAGGAAGTGGTCTTGACTAAGAAATGTTTTACCTTGCTGCCTTCTATAATCCAATTCGAATAGATACTCAAATCCTTTTGATTTACTACCAATAGTTGCTGCATCTGAGAATGAATTCTCTGTACCATTTTTGAATCTATTCTGAATATTAGGTTCGTATCCAAATCTTTGAATCTTTCTTACACCAAATACTGCAGAATAATCATATGGGGTTTTTGTTTTAGTTGTTGTTAATCCATCTGTAACTGAATAATTTGTTACATCTGAAACTGAATTGTTACCATTGTATGCTGCATAGAATGTAGAATACTTAAATTCTTTCTTCAGAGTTTTCATAAACTTAGAAGGTGTTTTCTTAACTTTAACTTCTTCCTTTTTTGTTGTAGGAATTGTTACAGTCGTTTGGCTGTACATAACCAATGGTAACATACATAATATTAATAATATGTTTCTCATTTTTTAATCCTCTTTCACTATTTTCTTATTATAAATGTTTCCATCATAATTTACCTGAAGTATATAAATTCCGATAGGTAGATTTCTCATATCAACTTCTGCTCTTTTTTGGTTTTCACCACTTCTTAATTTTCTTCCAGATAAATCAAATAAATCAAATTTAACATTGTTCAAAGATGTTGTTACGTTAAGAACATCTTTTGTTGGATTAGGGTAAACTGCAATCATCTTACCACCTAATTCTGAAATATCTAATGGATACCCATCATAACAATATTGATATAAACTCTGGCAATCAGAATCCCATTCAGTATCACAACAATAACTATCTACATCAATTACCCATGCATAACAAGGATTGTTTAACCAATAAGGATTACCTGGTCCACCAACACAACCTGCATCGTATAAACATGCAGTTGAATCAGATACGTTAGCCGTTGGGTCATAGTTGTAAGCTGATACATCTGTACACCCTACTATTGATTCGATACAAGAACCATTATCAACGTTTGCTAATGGGTCATAGTTTACTGAAGTTGAATCAGTACAACCATACACAATCGGAATACACGGATTTGATAAATCGGTTGCCGATGTTTGGTTTGTATTTGCAGTAGGGTCATAGTTAAATGAATTCGGGTCCATACACCCATAAATAAATGGAATACAAGAACCATTATCTACGTTAGCGTTAGGGTCATAGTTGAATGATGTTGAATCCATACAACCATAAACAATAGCAATACAAGGGTTTGTTAAGTCTGTTTCAGATACCTGATTGGTATTTGCTAATGGATTGTAATTTAAAGAAGTCGGGTCCATACATCCGTAAACGAAAGGAACACAACTACCATTATCTACATTTGCATTCGGGTCATAATTATATTGAGTTGAATCCATACACCCATATACTATTGGGATACAAGGATTAGATAAATCTGTTGCTGATGTTTGGTTTGTATTTGCTAATGGGTCATAATTTAATGAGTTAACATCCATACACCCATATATAAAGGGAATACAAGAACCATCATCTGTATTTGCTAATGGGTCGTAATTGAATTGTGTTGAATCCATACAACCATATACTATTGGGATACACGAACCATCATCTGTATTTGCAGTTGAATCATAATTAAATGATGTTGGGTCTGTACAACCATAAATAAATGGAATACAACTACCATCATCTGTATTTGCATTAGGGTCATAGTTGAATTGTGTATCATCAGTACAACCATAAATAAATGGAATACAAGCGCCTGGTGTATTTGCTAATGGGTCGTAATTATATTGTGTTGAATCCATACAACCTACGATTACAGGAATACAACTTCCATCATCTACGTTTGCGTTTGGATTGTAATTAAATGCTAAAGGATTCATACACCCTTCTACAATTGCAATACAACTTCCATCATCTGTGTTTACATCTACCATCGGGTCTCCAATTGGTTGAATGTAATTAAGTGAAGTTGAATCCATACATCCTAAAATTACAGGAACACATACATCACCAAAGAATGGTTGTGCAGTTGTTGATTGGCACACTGGGAATTGTAATGGTCCTGCTGTAAAATAAGGTACATCTACAATTGTATCACCAGTCGGACCTGTTAATGTGTATCCTACCTGATTTATGGTTTGTGCTGATTGTTGAGTTGTGAATAAGTAAAGTTTAATTGGTTCAAAAATATTTAACTGAACGTTGTTGAATGTAATTGAACTACCATCATTCGGGCCCATCTTATATTGTGGTGATAAATTATTACCTTGTTTAATACCTAACCAAGTTCCACTCCATCCGTTCGCAGCTCCATCACTAAGTGTTAATGTGTAATCACCCTGCATTATTTCTGATTGATTTGCTGTAGAATCATAGTTGAATGAGTTAGGGTCTGTACAACCTAATACTCTTGCTGGTCCACAACTTCCATCATCTATTGTTGCAGCTGGGTCATATGTTGTTGAGAATGGGTTCATACAACCGAATATATCCGTACTGTTATATGAACAAATATCACCTGTACTAAATTGTGGTGATGTATATTGGTATCCAAAGTTTACTGTACCATTATCTGCTAGTAAATCAAATAACACAGCTCCATCACAATCAAATACTTGTACATTACCATCTACATTACCACCTGATGTTGAACCTGCTAATCCATCTCCATAAGAATCTCCGATAATTACATCTACTAATACATTTGTATCTACACAAATAAAATGTGAAATTGGGATACCAGCAGGTTTACCTGTGAATGCCCCAACTGGTTCGTTAAACACTGCTCCGTTATCATCATAAACTATTATACTTGTTTCATTTGGCCAGTTATCTGGGGTAAATACTAATTCTATATATGTTTGGTCTGTTCCACATCCCGTAGGTCCACTAACTGCACAACTTCCATCATCGGTGGTTGCCCAAGGGTTATATGTATTTGATGTAGGGTCTGTACAACCTAAAACAGTTCCACAATCATAACAACTTTCCCAACAATATGTAGGTAGTGTTTGTACTGAATCAACACCTACATCTAAAGTTCTATTTGTAAATCCATATTGGTCTAATACAAAACAACTTGCGTATGGGTCATTCTGTACGTTTGTTGGTAATTCTTGTTCGTTCCAACTATCCAACATATACTTCCATTTATATTGACCAGGAGATATGTAAACAGTTTGTGTCCATATATTATCACCATCTGGGTCTAACATAGGAATATTACCAGACCAATTATCAAATTCACCACTAACTCCGGGTGTAGTAAATGCATCTGGGTAATTATTCATATTTAATGAAAACTCAACTGCATATGTACACATCGCAGGGTTATTAACCGTAGCTAATGGGTTATAAGAAGCTGAATTTGGGTCCATACAACCAGTAATTGGTGGTGGACATGCCAATAAGTTAACTATTGTATCGTATTGTGTAAATGCGAAGTTTAAATCTAAATCTAAGATTGTTCCTTGACAATCATTTGATAGAGTAATGTTTGATAATGTGTTTGCTGCATCTATCCAACCATCTCCGAATGAATCATATAGTGATATTTCTACATCACCTGAATCTGCGTAAACTAATGTTTGATAGAACTCGTACGGTACTGTTGGTTGATAATTAACTAATGTATCTCCGGCTTGCGTAATCAGAGTAAATGATTCAGAAGGGCCGTAGAAGTCAAATTGAACCTCTAAGTTGAACCAACTGGTTTGTGCTTTTACTGATTGTACAATTCCTAACATTGGAATCATCAATAACAGAAATTTTAAATAATTTTTCATAGAATATTCCGAAATCTTTTTTAATTGTGTTATTGTGTTATACTATTGTTTCAATAAATAGTAAAAAATAAATTAAAAAATCGAAAATGTACCTATAAACTGACCAACATATCTAATAGTTCTTGTTGAGGAAACATATCAAACTTATCTTTTCTGGTGTTTGTGTGAGTCCATAACCCCTTAACCTTACCATAGTAAGCCTTTTCGTTGAATTCGAATCCATCTGCGCCTTTTAGTTTCACTTCTTCTACCAAGCCACTTCGGATATCAATTCCATCTCTATCTGCTATATAAAGTAGCCATAATCTAAGAGATTCTATTTGTTCATCCGAATATCTATGCCATACATCAAACCCTTTGAATGGTTTATCTAATTTAACTAATTGTGATTCATGTACTGATGTTCCTGCATAAGTTTTACCATTCTTAATGTATCCAAAGTTACAAACTTCTATACCAACTGAATGTGTATGCATATGTTGAGAACCATTCTTACCTAAATGCCATCCATAATGACCTTCAGGAAATGCTTGAACCATAACACCATCAAAATCTGTATTGTTTCCTTTAACAGATGGGCCACCTAATACAAATTCGGTTGCTACTGCACCTCTACTATCTCTACCCCATTGGTCTATACAATTAAAAGGATTGTGCCATCCTGCTGTATGATGTAAAAAACAATATTCTTTTTTGGTAATACCACTTTTATACTCACCTTCAGGTAGGAAGTGTCTATTGATTATGAGACCGTTTTCTGTTTCAAACGTTTTTTCCGAATCATCAGTACTAGCCAAACCCATACAATCCCAAGTGGAAGTGCCAACAATACCATCAGCAACCAAACCATTGATTTTTTGGAATTCTTTAACTGATTTCTCAGTTCCTTTACCGAATATACCATCTGCCCCTATTTCTAAAAACTCTTGTAATAATTTAACTTCTTTTCCTTTTGAACCTACTTTTAGTAACATTTTAATTCTCCTATTTTACTATAAATATTAGGAACTCAAAGAAACGTACTCAATTGGGATAGTCCATTCTGTACCAAATGGGTCAGCTACCGTAATTTCTTGCTTTTTTTGATTTTCCGATATGACTATCACCCTCTCTCCAACCGGTAGGCATCCCCTGTGATTGTTGAAGGTCTTTTTCATTGTTGTTTTGTTTGTTTTGCTTTTCACGTTTTCTTTTTTTATTTATGTTTGATTCAGTACGATTCATCTGGTCATACATTTCATCCAAATCCTCATAGGATTCCCAATCGCTTACATCGACTTTCATTTTAGGCCTTACTTAATTAAATTTAACTTTGAGATGTTTTTTAGAAATTCTTCTACTGTGTATTCTTTTGATTTTTCATCTTTGATTTTTACTTCGTTTAAAGTATCAGGATATTTGTTTACCAATCTTTCTAAAATTTCAAACCCTTGCTCAGCCCAAAAGTTTTTGAAAGATGATTCACCCAACACATTAGTTGAATATTGTACACCCTCTTCGGTGTCATCGGGAAGTAATATATAATACATCATAGTGAATATAACTATACTATTTTCTATAAATTAATTGATGAGTATATGTTTTTGTACTATTCACCTTTATTCTGAATATATCCAATTCGAACTCACCTCTCTCAATTTCATTAGACTCAAGTATGGCAGACATCTGTTGAATTATGTTAAAAGAATCTTGTGAAAATTTAGTTCCATCGAATACAATTTGTATATCATTTGATACATTTTGGTTGATTCTTTCCTTCAAATCTATCTTAGTATCAGGTTGTTCTTTTGCTATATATGAATCAATATCAGTTTGTGGAATTGATATATTAATATTATCACACCAAGGTTCTAATAGTTCTAATAGTTGAGGATTCCCATTCTCTATTATAAACTGAATGTTGTACTTTGGTGGTACGATTGGTTTCATCAATGAATCATGCTTACACATATGCCCCCACTTCCTAAGAAAGTTACGAGTTGAACGTTGATTCTGAGTTAACCACTCATCAGTTTCTCTATTTTTCATAAACACTTCACCATTTGGATTTCTTTGTGCTCCATCTGCAAATCTACTACCTCTACAGGTCATATGATATACACAACCACCCCAAGTCTGAATAAACTTATACCCATTCAAATGGAATCGATTAAAGATATCAGTATCTTCTTTTGATTGTGGTGCGAATAGTGGGTCATGTCCATTGATTGATGTAAAATCTTCTTTGAATATAAACCACGGAGCAAATATCCCTTCAGTTTGTTTTGTTGCTTGATTCATCTGTACATCTTTGAACCAATCTAATAATTCTTCTTCTTTGAACTCTTCAGGTTCGATTCCAAAATCCATCAATATTTTCTCAGGACCATCAGGATGTAATGGTGGTTCAATTCTAGTCAACGATACAACACTTAGAGGTTTAATATGTTTTACTACGAAATCTAATGCACCTGGCATCAAATACATATCAGCATGATATATCCCTACAATCGGAGTATCTGCTATCTCTACCAACTCATCATATAGAATCGTATGTCCTAATCTCTTAGGTCCTTCGTTTCTAATTGCTTTGAAGTTTGGGTCTTTCTCCATCATATCTTCACACCACTCCCAAGTTCCATCGTTACTGAAATCATCAGCAACACATATAGTTGGTTCGGGTCCACCATTCTTTCTGATTGAATCGTAAGACCATTTTAGGTATTTTAAATTGTTTCTACTCGGCTGAATGAAACTTATATCTTTTTTTGTAATCATTTTTTTATTTTTAGGTATTAATTCTGAAGGATATGCTACGATATCTTCTCCACTTTTTATATTATTAAATAAATAAATAAACTGGGATTCGGATAAACTATGTGTTATTGATTCTAATGAACAATCTCTACGATTGTTTTGTTTGAATACATCATATCCAATTTCAGTTAATATTAAATATAGTTCTTTAACTTCTTTAATAGTTAATTCTGGGTATAGTTCAACTTCAAGTATTGGTCTAATTCTTTTAAATAATTCTTTATTTGAACGTAATATTTTATAATCATACCCCTCAGTATCTATTTTTATGAAAGATATGCGATTTATTTCATCTTTAGTTAAATTTGTATCAATCCATTCGGTTAAATTAACACCAGATACATCTAATGGTATGGTGTGTCCCGTAGCACCGATTCCGAAATCAATCTCAGTTGCAAATCCACCATTACAGTATTCATCATCTGAATAATGAAATGTGTAGTTTCCTTCTGTTTCAGTTATTGCTTTATTTACAGGATGTATGTTTAAATGTGAGTTTAGTTCTGCGTTTACATTTAGTACACTATATGAATGTGGGTTTGGTTCAAATGCAATAACCTTACCAGTACTACCAACGGCATTAGCATAAAGTACAGGAGTATCTCCTGAAAACCCCCCTATATCAATTACAATATCACCTTCTTTTAGATATGTGGTTTGAGTCAAAATATCATCTAAAGTAAATTTTGCTTTACCAACAAATCGATGTCCCCAATGGGCATACTTAAATTTATAATCGCCAAAATCAAAAGTCTCTGTAGTATATGTGTTGTTTGTATTCATATTTTATTTACTTCTTTTTAATTTAACTGATTTTCTAAAAATATCCATATCATAATCTACACCATATTTTTGTAAATTTTTATTTTGATTTAATAATAACATATCATAATAATCAGAATCTAATTCTATTTTTTCAATTAATTTTAAAACATCATTATATGTAAACTCATCATTCATCAAACAATCAGGATGGCATATAAGATTATGAATCTTAGATTTTGAATTACCTATTACCAAACACCCCATCGAAGATGCATCAAATGCAGATTGACCTACTCTGTTAGCTATTGTTACAAAATATTTAGCTCTATTCATTTTTTTATAGAATTCAATCGAATCATTTGCATCCGTTACAAACATATATGGTTTTAATGAGGTTTCACTTATAAGTTCTATTGGTATTTCTATATTATCAAATTTTAAATTTTTATTAAACTCATCTATCTGATTTGGAGTTATTGCTACATTATTATTACCATTTGATATAAAATAACCATAACTTCTATAATCAATAAATATAGATTCCCTCTCACCCTCAAACATAGATTGTACCATATCAGGAACTCTTGGAAAAACATAATTTATAGCTTGTGGTAATCTACTAATATTCCATACCGAATTCAATGTATGGTCTAACCATAAATCATATTCAAACCCATATTGGTGAACTTGCCAACTTGAATGTTCAACGGATATGTAACTGAAAACTGTATTCTTATACTTATCTTTTAAATCATTGATGTATGGGTGTAATATGGGGTCGTGTGTTATAACTACATCATAATTATCAAAATTAATATGTGTTGGTTCTATAACAGATGTGGTATTTTCTTCTAAATGTTTTTGATAATTAGGAAGTTGTAATAATGTGTGTAACCAAGGTGATACTACTTTAGTTGGTATGATTACAAAATCACATTTATAATATAACAAGCTTTCGAATAAACTTGTCTTACCATTAAAATGATTTAATAATTCTAACGCACTAATATCTTCATCATAACCATAAGAATTTTTAGGTCCTAAATTATCATGTGCCTGTTTAAGAAATAATACTTTTAAATCGTTCTCCATGGGTCTATTATTTTAATTGTATCTATATCTGATATTATTGTGGTTATTTTTTCGTATGAATCATCATTACAATAAACAACTACTTCTGATTTAGGTATTAATTCATCAACAGAAGAACATTCAGATATATCTTTTTTTTCATCACTAATTTCTTTGTAAAAATTAGTATAAGTTTCATCTAACTTATCGTGAACGAAGATTTTAGCAGAATAATTTTTTAATCGTTTCATCAACTTTACAGCCATACTTTCCGTAACTACAGATGTTCCTGGTTTGAATCCTAATCCGATAAAACCAATAGTTGATGGAGATGATTCAATAACATCTTTATAAAGTTCAGTTACAATATCATCATTAATTTTTTCATTAGCTAACATATGAGCTGATGATAATCCAACCTTTTCAGAAATCTTTTCAAATGCCCAAGTATCTCTTGGAAAACAAGTTCCACCATAAGGTCCACCTGCTTTAAAATACTTAGTACCAATTCTCGCATCCAATCCAATAGTGTTTGTTATATTATCTACATTGATAGTAGAATCTACTTTTTCAGCTAACATACCCAAATAATTAGCGAATGATATTTTAGTGGTTATATATGCGTTTAGAGCCACCTTTGATAATTCCGCTTCAGCAAGATTCAGTTTTTTAACTTTTGGTATATTTGTGATTGTTCTTAGATATATTTGTTCTGCTTCATTAGCGTAATCTGAATTAGATGAACCAATTAATAAGAAATCAGGATTTTCAAAATCATATATAATCTTACCAATAGCTACAAAATCAGGAACATAACTGAATCCGAATTCTTTATTCAGAGTCCACCCAGTGATACTTTCAATCAATGGAATAAATGTATCTTTAATAGAACGGGGCATCACTGTAGATGATAATATAAAGTGATGTGATTTTTTACCATTCTCTACAAAATTATTACATAACGAAATCAAAGATTGTTCTACATATATATTAGAAAAAGAACCATCCTTTTTATTAGTTGGTGTATTTACCAATATTATAGATACATCGGATTTATGAACGTTATCATACTTTGTTGTATATGTTATATTATCTTCTGCTAAATCAATGTTTGATTGTAAATCAGTTTCTACCCAAGGAGCGTTTCCCTTTTGCAGAGTTTTTATTGTTTTCTGATTCAAATCAATACCTTCGACTAAGAATCTTTTTTTAGCTAAATTGGTAGCTAATGGTAATCCTAATTTACCTAAACCTACAAATGATATTTTTGTTTTCATACACTATATTTGTTTATTATATTTGTAACTGTTTTCATATCAGAATCATTACCAATAGTGATTCTCATAGTATTATTTATGTAATCACTTCTATCTCTTACTAATATGTTATTATCTTTTAAATCTGATATTATCTTATTAACCAATGGGTGTTCAATTAATACAAAGTTTGAATGACTATCATAAACCCTAACCCCCTTTATACTTTCTAAAAACTCATCTTTAATAGTTTTCATAAGAATTATACTAGCTTCAACTAAATGAATATTATCTAAAACAGCCTTACCGGCTATTTGAGCTATCTGATTTACCTCTTTGAAATTCTTTATCTTACTCAACTTACTTACAATATACGAATTTGAAGTGAGATATCCTAATCTTATTGATGCTAATCCTAAAGCTTTTGAAAATGTTCTTGTAACTATAACATTTGGATACCTAAAAGCGGAATCAAACATCGAATATTGTTTACTAAATTCGTAATAGGCCTCATCTACAATAAAGAATATCTCAGGATATTTTTTTACTAATGGTTTTATATCATAAACATACCCAATTGGATTATTAGGATTAGAGATATAAACAACTTTTAAATTTTTAGTTTCTTTTATAGTTTCTTCTAACCTACCAATATCACAATATTTTATGATACCACCTAATGATGTTATTGTTTGGTTTATTTGACTATAATTTGGAGCTGGAATAATTACATTATCACCATCGTTTAGTAGAATTCTAAATGAGTGGTCTAATGCTGAATCACTTCCATTGTATACTTGAATAAATTCCTTATCAGTATTTGTGTATTCTGATAATCTATCTAATAAATCTTTTGATGATAAATCAGGATATTGATTCCATTTTGTGTTATGAAGTTCTGCTGTGATATTATCAATTATACTATCGGATAACTCATAGCCCTCATTCCAATCTAAATAAATCATATCAGATGTGTATTCTCTATCGGAAACAATGTATGGTGATATTTTATCTAAATTACGATTCATTTATAATTGTTTTAAATTTACCAGAAGATGTTCTTTCAAATTCAGTTACTGCGTTTATAGTTAGGTTACACTCACCCACTCTATCTAACATACCATCTGCGATACTTTGTTTAGTAGTATTTGAATAAGATGTTGATGGTATAAATTTTACTTCTATATCATTTAATGATTTCTGAATGATTTGGAACATCTCAACACCCTCAATTTTATACATCATTGTGTAAAAATTAACACCTGCTAAATTCCTACCATCATTACAAGTTATCATATCGGTCTGTCTGCCTATAAAATCATCTACTGATATTGGTAAAGAACCATAGCTCATATTCGTATCTTTAGATGGTATAGCTAAATCACCACTATCGTATCTTAGAAGTGGCATAACATCATTTAGAAATCCAGTTCCAATTACTTTGTTATCTATAAGTTCAGTATATCCATACTCTAAACTTTCAGCGTATTTACCATCAGAATTACTTGTATTACAAAAGAACGATACCTTTTCCATCATACCATAATGTGCGTATATCTCTATACCCAAATTATTTTTTACATTATCTCTCCATTCAGAAAGAACCATCTCACTAGCACAATGAATTGATTTTACATATTTGAATCGTAATCCAACCTTACCCATTAATATTGATATGAAATTAGCTAACGATGGGTACGTTACCAATGTTTTAGATTTAGTCTTATCAATCATATTAACATAATCAACAATAGTATCCTTTGATATGTTAAAAGGTGATATATACGTTCTATTTAACTCATAATCAACATAACTTAATGGTTCACCCATTTTAGGTGAATATCTTCTAACCCAAACTGTATGTTCATCATACATAGATGCTCCATGTAAATTAAATGCTCTTAATACAAAAGCAGCTTCTCTTTTATAAAGATTATCATTACCTAAGAACTCAAACTTCTTTCCAGTAGAACCACTTGTTTTAAATAAAATCGCATCTTTTAGATATCGTTTATCAACTAAATCTTCAAAATTGTTCCTTACAATATCTTTTGTTAAAATAGGTAATTTGGATATATCACTAAATGTATGTATATTTGGATTAATTCCATAATCTACCATCTGTTTATGGTAATATGGCACGTTATGATAACATTTGTTAACAACACGTTTTAATTCTGATAATTGGTATTCTTTTAGTTTATCAGCATTCCAATCTAATGTTTCTGAAATAAACTTATAGGTTTTTTTAAATTCGTTACCATATCTTTTATGAAAAGGAACTAAACTATAATACAATTTCTTAATAATTGTTGGTGAATTCTTTATGTAATTTTTACTACTTGCCATCAAAAAAGTTTATATCATTAAATCCTTTATCATCAACGAATATATCTGCTCCAAACTTAACACCAGTTCGTAAGGTATGGAATTTTACTCCCCATCCCTTTAATTGCTCAACAGTAAAATACCACCAATTCTTACCACTTACACAGCCTCTAGCCGTATCTATAATGATGGTATTACCATCATCGTATAATTTATTTACCTTATCTATTCTACTTTGAATAGGTGTAGCTTTTTCATAATAATTACCTTCTGTTTTACATAAGGTATTATCTAAATCAAAACAATATATTAAATTCATTTTTTACTTTGTTATCTCTTTGTTTAACTTTACCATCTTCAACATAGAACTTAGCCATATCAGTTTGTCCATGTAATCTTGCTTTTGCAAACCAATAATTATTTCTAAGTATTTGGTATCCCATTTTAGGATTAGTGTCGTTACCAAATAAAACAGCAGGGTCACCACTAACTCTTTTTATAGGCTCAGGGTGGATTGGAATCCATTCTTTAGTTAAATCGATTACATTACCATTACCACTTGTATATGCTTTACCCATTAACCAATGGTCAAATCTACCCCTAGCAATGCTAAAATCTGGCATATCACTCAAATCCCAAAAATCAGGAGTGTAAAAGTAGTAATCAATACCACCCGGATTATGTAACTCTTCTTTACCATCAGAATAAACATCTAATCGCTGCCCTACTAACAAAAAGTTATCATCTTCTATTTTATCAATTATGTATTGAGGTGATGATGGAAATTTGATATCTGAATTAAGATAACAGTATACATCATACCCACTATATCGCTTAATTGATTGAAATAACCCTCTAACTAATGGTAATCCAAATTCTGAACGTTCATAGTTAGTATCTAATGTGAATCCATACTTATCACAAATTTGTGTGTGTTGTTCTAAATCCTCACCAAATACAACTACATCAAACCCACCCCAAGATTCAAATGCATCTGCAGAGTTTTTGTAGGTTTCCTCATTAAGTTTACCAATGGTTGTAAATAATAAAGTTTTCTTATCCATTTGCTTGTTTGTTAATCCATTCATAGGTTTTCTTCATACCATCTATTAGTGGCATTGAAACTTCCCATCCCATTTTTTCTTTATAAAGTTTGTTATCAGAGTTTCTACCTCTTACCCCAACTGGGCATGGAAACCCATATTCATCTATGAAATCATCACCATCAATATTGTACAGTTTAACATCTTTTTTAGATATATCAATAGCCATCTGAGCTAACTGATTAATAGTAACCTTTTCCTCAGAACCAATGTTTACAGGTCCAATAAATTTATCTTGCCTCATAAATCGTAACATAGCTTCGATACAATCATCTATATATAGAAATGAACGTGTTTGTAATCCATCACCCCATACTTCTACCATATCATCAGATTGTGCTACTTTTCTACACATAGCAGCGGGTGCTTTTTCTTTACCACCATCCCAAGTTCCCATCGGTCCAAATATGTTATGAAATCTAGCTACCCTTACATCCAATCCATAGTTTCTCATAAATGATAAGAACAATCTTTCACTAAATAACTTTTCCCATCCATACTCTGAATCAGGATTAGCAGGATATGCTGAAGATTCTTCACAATTTGGGTTATCTGCATCTAATTGATTTCTCTCAGGATACATACAAGCTGAAGAAGAGTAGAATATTCTACCAACTTTAGTGTTACTTGCTTCCAACACTGTATTTAGATTTACCAATGCTGAATTGTGCATTATGTTAGCATCATTCTCACCAGTAAATATATAACCCGCTCCACCCATATCGGCTGCTAATTGATAAACCTCATCAAATGATGTTATCTCAGTAAATGGTTGTTTGTGATATGAATATGATTGAATAATATCATTATGATGTTCTAATCTAAAAACATTAGATACTATTTGAGGGTCTCTCAAATCACCAGATACATAATCATCACATATATCTTTATGTTTCCAAAACTCATGTTCTGATTTAATATCTACAACTCTTACCCAAAATCCATCTTCTTTTAATCGTTTTGCTAAATGGCCTCCAATGAACCCACCACCACCTAATACTAATGCTGTTTTTTTCATAATGTCTCGTAATATTCGTTTTGTTTTATTTGTTTATCAATTTGCTTTGGATGATACAGCGCCAAATCTTCATCTAATGGTAGATGTGATATTGTTTTGAATCCATCTAATACTTCATGTACTTTGTTTTTCCATTTAATATCATCAGAGTTCTTATACAATCTATATTGAAAATCAGGCCAATTAACCCAACCTTTATCATCTACTCTCCACCCCCACTTTTTGATATGTTCATCAGTTAATCCTTCGACTGTATTTACTCTTGGAACTAATACAACATCTACAATTACATTATTCTTTGTTAGAATCTCATGTAAATTCTCTACCAATATTTCATTTGGAATCTCATCTGCATCGATTTGGAATACCCAATCACCGTTACACAAATCTGTAAGTTTGTTCTTCCAATTAGCGAAGTGCCCATCAAATTCAGCACTATGCCAACTAAACTCACCATTTACGGATTTAGCTCTTAGGAATTGTTCTATAGATTTAGAACCATTTTTAGAATCGTATAGAACTACGATTTCATCTTCATGTCTTTTATGTTCTAAAAGAAATGGTATGAGTTTTTGTATTTCTACAAACTCATTACATACTGTAACTGCGTAACTTATTTTCATAATGTTTTATTATTGATACTAATATACAAAAAAATGTTCTAAAAAACAAACATTGTTGAGATTATTTTCAATCGTGTTCACTATCACAGCAACTATCTGATTATCAGTTAGTTACATCATTATTATCTCTACGTTCTCTAGCTTCCTCTTCAATTTTCTTTCTTCGTTCATCTCTAGCTGCCACCTTATCAAACTTACCCCAATCATAATTAACTGATTGAATAGATTGTATATCTAATAGATTGAATGTTCTGTATGAACTTTTTAATTGTTTAGATGTTTTAATTTCTGATGTATAAAATACTTTAGAAGCTTCTGTAATTTGAATCTTAGCTAAATCTAATTTCTTTACCTTTGATGATTCAGAAATTACTTCTTTGTACACCTTTGCAAACTCTAAAAACTTTTGTGGTGGTATGTTATCCAATGATAACCCATGCAATTTACCTTCGGTTGAATTTGGCCATTTTGGTTGAAGAACCAATATCAAATACAATTTAGGTGTTTTACCTTGTGCTTTATATTTTACTTTAACCACCATACCCCTCTCCATTTTACTTTTCGTAATTGGAGTAGGGTCTGATGTTTTTCTTAGATGTGTATTGTAAAATGCCACTATTTAACTTTCTTTAGTTTTGGTAATTGTAACCCAACTTGTTGAGGTGTTACTTTAGCTTCATCAGCTTCTTTCAAATAAATATCTAACACTTCCTGCATTTTTTCAAATGAAAAGTTATCCTTTGTATATTGTCTATGTTTGCGTGATTTTTCTAAATATGGTTTATAGTTTTTAACTATATCCTTCATAGTCCCACCAGCTACAGAATAATCTATTTGAAACCATTGTGCCTCTTTCAATATAAACTTTTTATCAGCTGCTGATTCGTGTACATTAGTTAATCCACCACCTATGAGATTTACCATATTCTTATTTAGAAAATCAACGTGTCCACTCCAAGCTGATACTACCATTGGTTTACCACTAATAGTTGCTTCTAATAAAGGTCTACCAAAACCTTCACCTCTAGTAAATGATAAATGTGCTTTTACTTTTGAGTGATTGTACAATGCATTAACTTCAGCATCAGTTAAATCAGAATTCAGTAAGTATATGTTTGGTAATCTGTTACTACCCACAGAATCTTTAATAGCTTGTATCATTTTTTTAGTATAAACCCTATCAGTTAGTGAACTATTACCTTTATTAGTTTTTACAATCAATGCTGGTGGGTTTCTCTTATCCTTAAATGCTTCTAAGAATACTCTAATCATACCACCTACATTTTTTCTATCTTGCTCAAAGTTTCCTTTTAACCAATGCCCTACAAAGAGGAAACAGAACGATTCTTTTACATCTTTTAGTATTGTATCGATTCTTGGTTCTGATGGTTTTTTGTTATCATATACATCTAAGTTTATACCTTCGAATAATACATCAATTGGTTTGGTGAGTTCTAACTTACCAATAAGTTGGTTAGTTTTCTCATCTTTCTTATCATACACACTTTTCATTGATACTTCCTTACTGAATTCGGATGATACTAACACCTTATCCATACGATTCATACCCTCTAAACACTCAGGTGGCATTATAGTTGTTTCAACACCAGCAGTTACACCAATGTTGTAATCACCTACAGATTGAAACTCATTAGGAACAGTAATCTGAATCCATACGTTTGGTTTTTTATCTGTTTTTTCTACAATAACTCTACTTAACAAATCATCATCCTCACCTACTTTCAAAGCATCCATTGGTGTATTACCCCAACGTTGAGATAATATCTTTACATCCCATTCAGGCCTGGCGTTAATTAACGCTCTAACGAAATCCCTACTTCTAGCACCATATCCACTTCTAGTAGATATTGGGCAACTAACTACACAAAACTTTTTTATATCTTCCATAATACTAACTCATTTTTTGGTTTCCAATTATTAAAACAACCCTCAATACATTCAATAAATCTATTACCCATATTTTTGGATGTCATATTACTTTCAGTTCCTTTCATCCACTCTGAACCTTCTAATCCACACTCTTTTCTACGTTGTGGTTCTGTATCATACCATTGTCTAATTGCTTTTGCTGCATCTTCGAAAGAACACCTGTCATCAAAAATATATGGTGTTGCTGGTGAACCTTGTAGTGAAAGATTGGTTGGCCATATTGGGTTTACCCAACTACCCCAACTTAAATTCTGTGGTAAATCTTTTCTATTGTGTAATGAACCTAATTCAATATATTGTTCGGGTGTAATGTATTTACCATCTATAGTAAACCCACATTGGTCTTGCATTCCGCCAGTTACGTTTACAATTATGGGTGTTCCAGCATTTACAGATTCACAAGTAGTTAATCCAAATCCTTCGTTAGATGCCATATTAATTGTAACATCAACTACATTATATATAAGGTTTAACTCATCTGTATTGAATGTTTTTCCTGTAAACAATACATCATAATCAGGACAAATGTTTTTAATCACCTCTGGTAAATCAGTACCATTACTATCAATAGCATTTGTATGCATTAATAATACTACATCTTTAGCTTCTTCTTTTGTTAATGTATCACAAAATGTTTTATAGGCAAGTATCACATCGCCTGGATTCTTTCTACGAATATTTCTATTATTCCAAAATAATATAAACTTCTTACCACCCAATCCTAAATCCTTCTTCATTTTTAATACTTCTTCAGTTTCACCCAAAGGTTTAAACTTATCAGAAACACCATGTGGTACATATTGAATTTGCCAATCTTCCATAGGCATTTCAAACTTATCCATAACTCTTTTATTGATACCATATGTTTGTTTCGAGATTCCCATCAATAAATCACAACTTCCATAAAATGGTGCATTCCATTGAGGGTCTGGCAAATCATCCCAAATGTTATAATACATAATAGGAATTTGTTTACGGATTTCATCTTCCATAGCATACAACCAATCCCAAAAACGTGGGTCTGTAAAGTGTAGGATTGCATCTACATCTTCACTAATCATTAAATTTCTGATTAATTGTTGATTCCCATACCCACTTTGAGGTATGATTTTAACACTAGCATTATCAATACCAGCTTCTTCATTCACAGAATCGGATACATCAAAAAACTTACCTTCATCAGGATGTTTAACAGCTGCTCCAACTTGTATGAAGTCATATATGTGAGATGTATTAAGTACAATCTCTTTAGACATTGTGGCGATACCACTATGCAATCTCATATCATCTGATAACAGAAGTATGAGTGGTTTCTTTTTAATTTTGGTCATAACTATATTTCTTCTTTAGTATAAATATTATAATTAATTTATATAATTCACTTTTTTGTTAAATCTATTTAATAATTTTTCAAAGTGCTTTTGTTCTGATGGTTTTATACCACCAAAGTAAAAGAACTTATCGGCATGTTTAACAACACAATCGTATTGATGTAAATTTTGTGTTGGGTGATATGGTTTTGAATAATAATCATCACTCATACCACTATATAAGTTTCTAACAGTTGATGCTGGATTATATTCTGTATATCTAAATCCAAATTCTAATGCGTATTTTCTTATATATTTCTCACCACCATCTTTGTTACCTCTGGTTATAATGTTAACATCAGTTCCCATTTTTTGTTTAATTGTAAAAAGAAACTCTCTTAATTTTCTAACGTTCTCATACTTCTGTGAGGTCAGTATTGCTACGTTCATCTTTTTGTTGTTTTTTAAGTTGCTTTTGTACCCGTTTCCAATATCTTTTTGTAAGACTCTTTTCAGCCCAGTTCGGACCACCATTCCAAGCTCTTGCGATTTCTTCATATCTACTATTTTTATTATGATGATTATTTACAATGTGAAACATCTCTATTGATTTTTCACGACTCCATCTATCTTCTAATGTATATTCTAATTCAGAGTTCTGAATACCTAATATACGATTCACTTCTCTAACCATAATTGGTCTTATTTGTAAACACCCTGCTGCTTTTTCTCCTTTATGATACGCAGAATCATTACCTCTACTTTCAACCATAATCATCGCTTGAATCAATGGTTCAACATCTAAGGTATATGTTGGTTTTACAAATTTAGGTTCAACTAACTCAACCTCAATCTTAGCTGGTTCTATTGGTTCAACTGAAATTGGTTGTGTTTGTGTACCACCCATTCCAAATGAAATAGGTATTAATAATAACATTAACTTTCTCATACTTTATGTCTATTTTCTTTGGGACAACTATCAAAATCGTTTTTGAATGGACACCACTTACAATTCTTATTGTTCTTACCAGCCATAGCAGGATACTCTGATTCGGTTCTATATGAACCATCCTCATTGAATGAGTTTCTAACGAAATCTTCGAAACTCTTAGTAATCTTATTTAAGGTAGGTTTACCACTAGCAGGTTCGAATGTTTGTACTCTCTTCTGAGCGAACATCATACCTTCCATCAACCTACGTTTTACAATAAAATACTTTGTACTGATTCTATCCAATGGGTATCCAAATTGTTCTGATAAGAACTTCTTATATAATACCAATTGTGCTGTTTTGGTTTTATCAGCTTTCATCCATTTGTTCCAACCATTGGTAGATGTTTTGATATCCCAAATCTGTAGTTTGTTTTCGTATGTATCTTCGAATACTAAATCTAAGAATCCTCTCATATATACATTGTGAGAATCTAATGCTTTGGAGTATATTGGTAATTCAATAGCCACCAAATTCATATGACGGGTGTTGAAGTAATCAACCCTATTCTTAGTAACCTCATTGAGTATAGCGATACCATCCTCTAAGAATTCTTCCATCTGAGATGCGTTACTGAATTCAACTCCAGTATCTTCTCTCATCTTTTTATACTCAACCAACATATTATCATACAACATCGTACCTAAATCTAATTTAGCAGCCTCTTCAATAGAGTTATTGTATAATGTATCCAACCACTCCTGCAGAACTTCATGCATAGCAGTACCAAATACTAAATGTATTGATGGGTCGAATGAACGATTACCATCCATATAGTTCAACTTCCATTGATGTGGGCAGTTGGCATACATTGTATATTGGGAATATGATACCTTAATATCATTGGGTTGAGGTTCTTTGACCCCAAAGGTAAATACGTTACTTATCTTTGATTCTTTCATAGAGTTATATCATTTCTTATTACAGTACTAATATACGACTTTTTTTCGTATTTACCAAATTTTAATGTTAAAAAATTGTTAAGTTATTAACAATTACTTCGACCACTTCCCTCTCTGAACTAATTGTGCTATTACACCATATACACTCAAATCTTCGTAAGTATCTTGAATGTTTTCACCAACCTCATCGGGCTGTCCTAATACAACTAATTGTTTTAATCGTTGAATTTTATCATTCATTCTAAACCATAACCCATTTAGTGATAATTTTATATCATCTTTCGTTTCCAACGTAGTTCCGACTGAGATGTTTCCTGGCCCATAGTTACGTTGTTTCTTACAAAACGTTTCATACATCTCATCTGTGATTACCTTAAACTCATTACATGTCTGTGGGTATAATCTCTCACAATATTGAATTGCCGTTTCTTCTTTACTTTCTTTAATAGTTCGTTCACCCCTATGAACTACTTTTGTTTTTGCTTCTTTTAGTATTTCTGCCATATTTTAATTTTGGTATGTTAGTACATCTTTTGTTAAGGATTCTTTAAGGTTCTCTATCTCAAATCTCAAATCTTCTACACTTTCTCCAATAAGACTTATTGGATTCTCACCATGTCCTTTTAAATTACCTTCCATATCGTAATGAGCTTCATATATACCATATGTAACTTCACCTGAAGGATTTTCTCTTTTAATGATTCTATAGTTCCAATATCCAAAATCTTCGTTTGAATTATAATCTACATCATTAAATGGTATTTTTAATTGTATTCCCATGTTATTTTAATAATTTTTTAGCTTCTTTATCAGTTAACCCATACTTAGTTAGTATGTTGATAACATCATCTTTAGATAATATCTCTAAATAATCAGTTACCTCTCTTTGAGATACACCATACCACTTCGATAGATACTCTAATACTTCTTTGTTATACTTACTTGATTTACTACCTTTGATGTACTTATCAAACGTTTTTTGTTTTGGTAAGAAATCTAAATATACTTTATAAACATCTCTAGCTGATAAGAATCCGATTGTGTACTTTTGTAATATATTTACAATTGGTAACAAATCTAAATTCATACTCAACCATCTATTAATGATAAAAGGTGAGAAAGATTTCTTGTCCATATCCGATAGAGATGCCCAAGATTCTTTCTTCTCCTTTATACCACTCAGATGTTGAAAGATAGTTTTAGCTTTCACAGTATTTTCTGATTTCTTCTTCATTAAGGTAATAATTCTTTAGGTAAAAACTTTTCCGATACATGCCCACACTCTGCACATCTAACTACAGGAATAGGTAACATTGATTTCTGTCCATTTGGTGATTGTACCGCTGGAACTTCTTTAAACATTGTTACTTCTTCCCAAAAGATAGAATCACAATTCTCACAAGTTACTGTTGGGAGTTTTGTTGGGTCTAATTTCATTTGGGCTTGTGGTGGTCCTTGTTTAGAACCACCCATACCGATTACTTTTCCTTTACCTTTTCCCATATCTTACTTACTTTCTTCTACAGATACTTTTCTGTAATCAGTTACTAACTTTTTGATTTCTCCAATAGCTTTTCTTGCTCTACCTTTAGCAGCTTTAGTTGTACCATTGTGTTCTGTTTCAAATTCTACAAATAAATCTTTTATCTGTTCGAATAATTGTTGTGATGTTGCCATAACGTTTTCCTTTTTTAAATTAATTATTGTTTTATATCGATTATTATTTCTAGCATCATCGCCATAATATTAATCTC